GGTGATGGCCTCGGTCGTGGTGGCTGGAGTGATAGTGATGACCGAACCGACAACAGATGACGCAACCCCGACCAGGGCTTCGATTACTAACTCCAGGGCGGTCGCCACAGCGTCGTCATCGGCATCACCTACAAGTACAGTATAATCATCCGTCACCGTACCAGCCTCCGTGACTACCGAAACGGTGATGATGTCGTCGGTCTGCTTCGAGTCGATGGTCAGGGTATAGGTATTGGTGGTCGCATTGACCGCCAGACCAGGCTTCGAGAAGCTCCGCATGGATAATAGTGACCGCAGGGCGGTGCTTTCCATATCTCCGAGATTAATAGATCGGTCCATGTCCAGCCCCCTTATGGGTGGCCTGCAATCGGAGTGCAGGAGAGATTATAAAACGTAACGGTGAAGTTGCCGGCAGTGGCAACGCCTGAAGTGCCGGGGGTGAACGCTCCGCCGGAGGCAACGACCTTGACTGCGCCGATCATACAAGCGGTAGCAGGGATCTCGGGGATCATGGCCTTCTCTGTACCGGCAGCCACCTTGGCAGTCAGTACCGGAGTACCATTGACCACAACTGAGGCGCCGTTTTTGTCCAGGCACATGGCGTAGAAGCAGGTCGTCAGATCAGGCTGAGGAGTTACGGTGGTGAATACGAACAGGTCGTCGGTGGCGGCCTTCTCGTAGAGGATGCCGTCGATGCAGTATTCGACAGTGTTGGTGGTGGTCTTCAGCTTGGCGGTGTTGCTGCCAGCCGCCAGAAGCCCCTTGGTAAAGCAGCGGTTGCCCAGCAAGTTGCGCAGGGCGGCGGTGTTGATGTCACCTAAATTAATTGCACGGTCCATGATTGCCTCCTTAAAGGCCCCGTTTCATGACGGGATGGGTAAAAGTGGGTGCTGCTATTACTGGAAAAGCCCCTCAGCTTGTGACTGAGGGGCCAGGTTTCTAAGCTGCCTGAGACTTACAGCTCAGGAGCGCACGACTCGAGTCTCGCCATGAACAATTGGTTCAAGATGACCGCACCGAAGTACGCTTTCCAGCCCACATGACCACGCTGACCAAGCTTGTCGGAGTCGCTGATGTTGCCGGGGTTGCGGACGATAGGCGCGGTGATGGCCCCTTTGCCTTTGAGCGGTACAGAAGCGGCGGCATGGGCGCCCAGGTAGAGGATCGGGTACACATTGGCGGACACACCGGAAGTGGAAACCATCGAGCCTTTGGCTCCGCCTGCATCGGGAAAGGACTCGAAGATGGTGGATCGGATATAGCGTACATCCTCAACCGAGCCGATCTCAAAGGCGTCAACCGGCACCTTGGAGCCGTAATCAACAGCGTCCTTGAAGCCTGCCAGAGCGCGGACGGCATTCTCGCAGTCAGGATGAATCAGGCCAATGTATCCGGCCCGGACACTAACTGTGCCGTAGTTGGGTGTGGAGGCGGTCTGCTGGGTGATGTAACCTACGTTCTGCCGTTTGAAGGCACGAGTCACCTTGCGCTGATCGTTGAGTGAGATGGCGGCAACGACATCGGTACGCCCGGCAACGCCGTTAGCGTAGAACACGTTGGTTCCAGCCTTGAGGATGTTGTAGCGCAGGGTTTCGAGGGTCTGAGCGGCCTGCTCGGCGGTGATGCCGATGTACTCCTGGAGCACAGGATCTTCGTGGAAGTCGGTGATCTGGTCGCTAAGCTGTACGAAATCACCAAACTGCTGGAGCGTACAGGGAACGTCGGTGTACCTCATGTTCTTGCCAACAGGGGTTACGCCCTCGACGAGCGGGGTAAGTGCCTTCTCCAGAGCCTCATAGCGCCGGAAGATGGCGACTTTAGTGCTGTTGGTGGGAAGGGGCTTCAGGTCCAGATACTTCTCCAGGACAAGATACGGTAGTGCTCGCATCAAAAATCCCGGCATTGCCTTTCCCGCTGTACGCGGGGTGATGTCTCCGTACACGTTCATGGTGTACCTCCTGGCCGGTAGTTATCCGGCAAAGTTTCGGCTCCTAAGGATACCGGGGGTTAAACCCTATTTTATGCTGCAATCTTTAATTTTTTAGCTTCTGCTTCAAAGGCGGCGTCAAAATCATCGGGGTCATCTTCAGACGTTACCGACGTGCGCACCGTGTCTGTAACCTCCATACGCTTCAATCGTGCCGCAGTCTCCTGCTTCTTTACGTCCTCCGCAGCCTTTGTCGGGTCCGATGTCTGGATACTCGCTCCGGTCGCGGTCTTAAACGTGCTGAACAGTTCTACGATCTCAATGGCACTGCCATCAGCCAGAACCTTCGTGTATTGCGGTTGCAAGAACTTCGGTTGTGTCTCGATCCACTTGACCACATCCGGATAAATCTTTTCAGCGTCGGCGTGTGCGGTATAGATCGTGTTATAGTGCTTCTCCTCCGCTGAGAGGTTGGTGGACTCGATAACTGGTGCGATCTGGCCCTTGAGTGCCTCTACAGTCGTGGTCAGCAGGGTCTTGACATCCTCCAGCTCTTTCTTCAATCGATCTTCTCTCGCTGCGTGCTCCGGCCAGTCCTTGCGATACTGTTCTTCGGCAGCGATCTCTTCCGGTGTCCGCACTATAGCGGCAACGGGTTCTTCCTTGACGGGCTCTACCTTGGCGGGCTCTACCTTCGTAGCGGCTATCGCCTCGGCGACTAGCGCCTTTATATCTACTGGAGGGTCAGCATTTTGTTCAGGTTCGGGGTCAGTCTTTTGTTCAGGTTCGGGGTCAGTCTTTTGTTCAGGTTCGAGGTCAGTTTTTTGTTCAGGTTCGGGGTCAGTCTTGGCGTCACCCTCCGGCTGAGTAGTTTCGTTACTCAGTCCCTCGTCAAACCCTGCGCTAAAGAGATCATCCGCCAACGCCTCAGTGTCGGTTCCTACGGCTTTTAGGCTCACGTTAAAAGCTCCTTTCAATATTGGTTTTCAAGTAACTACATTTTTAACACATTGTCAAGTCAAATATCTACTCACTTTTAATTTTTTTGTACTGCAAAGATGTCAAGTAATTCACTGAGCTCCTTGATGCGTCCCTGCGTCCCCGCGTCAAGTTCTTTACTGAGTCTGGTGCGCTCCAGTTCGATGCGTACTACCAGGTACTCGAACAGGTCTTCGCCGACACTACTTGGCGGCAGCTTTTCTTTCAGGTTTTGCAGCAGCTCCTTCTCCCTTTCCTTTAGGTGTGATCTGGTCGAGAAGTAGCTGGATCGACTGTAGAGCGGTGGCATCTTTGGCTCCTTTCGCGTTGGCAAGATTCAGGGCGATCTTAGAAAGCCCGTCCTGTACTTTAGTAGTGATGGTCTGAGCGATCTCTTCCGCCTTGGCGGCTTTCTCCTGTGCTGCGGCCAGCTGGAG